CATCGATCAAAACCCTGTGGGGATCCTAGTTCCTCAGAACTAGAGATGCGGGGTTGATGCCCCCGCACTTTAGGGGGTAGATTCACTACCATCGCGCACGACCCGACCCCGGCCACCCAGCCGGGGTTTTTCATTTCAGGATCCGCCATGTCACAGATCACCCCCCAACAAGCTGGCGGCGTGAACGTCGTGGCCTTCCTCGACATGCTGGCGTGGTCCGAAGGCACAGACAACGGCAAGCAGGCCACCAATGACCGCGGCTATGACGTGATCGTGGGCGGCCAGCTTTTCCAAGGCTACGGCGACCACCCGCGCGTGCTGGTGGACCTGCCCAAGCTGAAGATCCAGTCGACGGCAGCTGGTCGCTACCAGCTCTTGCGCCGCTACTTCGATGCCTATCGCAAGATGCTCGGGTTGAAGGACTTCAGCCCGCTGAGCCAGGACCTGATTGCGCTGCAGCAGATCCGGGAGCGCCGCGCGCTGCCGCTGATCCAGGCGGGCAAGATTCCGGAGGCCATCAAGGCGGTCAGCAACATCTGGGCGAGCCTCCCTGGCGCGGGGTATGGGCAGCGCGAACACAAGCTTTCCGACCTGTTGGCCGTGTACTGCAAGGCCGGTGGGGCGTTGGCGTCGTGACTGAGCCCGTGAGCACCCTGAAAACCATCGTCGGGACGTTCACCGCCGCCGTTGTGGCGCCGGCGACTGCTGACGCGCTACGGGAGGCCGAGCGGGTGATCCTCGGTGTTCCGCAGTCCGTGCTTCTGGTTGCGATGGCGGGCGCGCTGATCGGCGTTCTGCTGCTTCCTGAGAAGGACGCAGAGCGGGTGGCAGCTGACGCGAGCCGCCGCCGGGGCCACCGCCTCCTGCAGACAGCCGCGCGCTGGGCTGCGCTTGCTGTGGCCGTCGTGGCCTATGCCATCGTAGCCGCATGGGTCATTGCAGTTGCCGCATCGATCTGGCCGGCCTTGGCAGGCGCCCCGCAGCTGCCGCTGGCCGGTCTGTCTGGCGTCCTGATCCGCCGGCTGCTGCCCGGCTACGTGCGCATGGTGGAGAAAGCCACCGGCGCCATCGGAGGCGACAAGTCATGAGCGTACTGATTCGATTCCTGCGCGCCGTGTGGGGGCTGGTGATCGGCGCCGCCGCTGACGCATTGCAGTGGTTGAGCAAGCCCGGCAGCAAGATCAAGATGGTGTGCGCAGTGCTGGCTTTCGGCTGCGCGGTGTCCGGGCTGACTGCCTATGAGAAAGAGCAGAAGATCCGCGACCTGAGCGCCCAGGTGATCAAGGTGCGCGCCGACTGGGACGCCGATGCGGCCCGACTGCAGGCCGACGTGGACACGCGTGATCAACGCCTGGCCGAGGTGGCAACGGCGCTGAGGGCAGAGGCAGAAAAGCTGGAAGCCCTGAAGGCAGAGAGCGCGGCGGCTTTGCAGGCCCTGGCCGGCAAGATCGAGGCATCCGAGAAGGAGGCTTCCACCTGGCGCGGCCGTTACGAGCAGCGGCCGGACACCTGCAAGGCGGCGCTGGAGCTGCTTGATTCTGCCTGCCCAGCATTGAAGGGGTACTGATATGCGCGTCATCGCGGTCGCTATTGCTGCGCTGCTGGCCGCGTGCCAAGCCGCAACTACCAAGCCGAACCCGCCACCGGAATCCGTGATCACGATTCCGGTGGCGACGTACGTGCCGATCGACGCTCAGCTGCGCAAGCGCTGCAGGTGGGTGCGAGAGGCGCCGCCGTCCGCCGTGTTCGACGTGAGTAATGGCCGCAAGCGATGCCTGCTGCAGTACGAGGCACAGTTTGATGCTATCGACCAAGTTCAGGGAAAGCCGGTTCCATCTGGCGAAGGCGGCACGTCACGTGAATAAGCACGAGCACACACCCGACGACGGCCGCGGCCGGCGGACAGTACTGGTTGATGGCAAGAAGATCGACAAGGTCTTCTACGCCAACACCCTGACCGGCGAAGTTCGCTTCCATGAATCGCCTTTCCGAGTCGAGAACGGTGAGGCAGTGAGCAAGACCATTTATGGTCGAGTCGAGGTGGTTCCGCTGCAGGACAGGTCGTGAAGACCTACCGCATCCACGTGCGCTGGGCCTGGTGGTTAAGGTGCTACCTCGGGGCCGTGGTCATCTGTTCGCGAGTCACTGGCCTGGAGCCGGACTGGGAAAGGCTTGAGTCGTGGATCCGAAAGGGCGTCGTCGTTGACGTGAAAGATGCCTAAGCGCGCGCCGAAGCACAACTCCATGCCGCGTCAGGCTGCCGTGCACATCCCACCTGCAGCCGTCAGGCAGACAACCGCTGAGCGCGGCTATGGATCCCGTTGGCAGCGAGCGCGCGCCACGTTCCTGAAGCGTGATCCGCTTTGTACCGAGTGCCGGCGCCGCGGCCACGTGACGGTTGCGACGGTGGTCGATCACATCACGCCGCACAAGGGTAGCCAGGCGCTGTTCTGGGACACCGACAACTGGCAGCCGCTCTGCAAGCCCTGTCACGACAGGAAGACGGCTACCGAGGATGGTGGATTCGGGAACTGGCACGCAGGCGTGAATGAGAATGGTTCTCGCTGCAAGTGAATATGAATGAAATGTTAAGAAAATGTTAAGGGGGGTGGGTCAAAAGTTGGGGTGGTTCGCCTTCCTGACCGTGCGCCCAGACGTTTTTTTGCACCGTCAGTTGAGAAAAACCATTTTTCCGCGGCCAGGTTGCCGCTCCTGGACTACCCATGGCGAACCCGCGTAAACCGACATCGCTGAAAGTGGTGGCCGGCACGGATCGCCCCGACCGCGCGCCGCCCGCGCCGGCCGCTGAACTTCCGCTGGTATCGGATGTTCCGCCGGCCCCGGACTGGCTTCCGAATGCCCATGCAATCAAGGAATGGGACAGGCTGGCGCCGATTCTCCACGCGAACAAGCTGCTCACCGAGGCTGGCCTTTCCGCCTTTGGCCAGCTGTGCGCGTTGCACGGCAACACCGTGCAGCTCTACGCCGCCGGCCTGGCCCCAGTTGCATCGATGGTCTCCCAGCTGCGCGGGCTGATGAACGACTTTGGCCTGACGCCGGTTGCCCAGGGCAAAGTGAAGCCGGCCGGGGAGGCAGAAAAGACGGGGAACGCCTTCGCCAGCAATGGTGCGAAGCGGAAGCCCCGTGCGTGATTACGTTGGCATCGCCACGGCCTATGCAGAAGAGGCCGTAGCCGACAAGAAGGGCCGGAAGTTCGGGAAGTGGGTGCGTCTGGCCGCGAAACGGTTCCTTGCGGACCTGAAGCGAGCGAGGCGGAAGCGTCCTCCGTTTGTTTTCGACGAGTGGCACGCTTGCGACCCGTGCGACTTCATCGAGAAGCTGCCGCACGTCGAAGGAAAGTGGGCGCAGCCTGAGATCGAGCTGCATCGGTCACATGTGTTCTTCGTCGTGCAGCTGTTCGGGTTCCGCAACCTGGACGGCAGCAGGCGCTTCACCTCGGCTCTGTTCGCGGTGGCGCGCAAGAATGCCAAGTCGACCCTGGCAGCAGCGATCCTGCTGTACTGCCAGTGCTGCGAGGAGGAGGAGGGCGCCCAAATCATTTCTGCTGCCACTACCGGCAGCCAGGCACGGATCATATTCAACGTCGCCAAGAGGATGACGGAGAAGACACCGGACCTGCAGGAAGCTTTCGGCTTGGCATGCTGGGCGAACTCGATCAGCCGGATGGAGACCGGGGCCAGCTTCAAGCCCATCAACGCCAAGGCCAGCACGCAGGACGGTCTGAATCCATCGCATGTGGGCTTGGACGAGATCCACGCCCACAAGTCGGCGGACCTGCTGAACGTACTGACATCGGCTGCCGGCGCACGCAGCAACCCGCTTTGGCTGTACACCACGACCGAGGGATACACGAACCCGGGTCCGTGGGGTGAGATCAGGCAGTTCGCTAAGCAGGTGCTGCAGGGCATCCTGGGCGAGTCGGCCGATCACTTCTTGGTGGTTTTCTTCGCTGTCGACGATGACGACGACGAGTTCGACGAATCAGCCTGGCCGAAGGCCAACCCCCTGATGGACGCGAACCCGCACCTGCTGAAGGCGATACGCAAGGAGGCCGTCGAGGCGCGGCAGATGCCTTCGAAGCTGGCCGAATTCAAGATTAAGCGGCTCAACCGACCGGCCTCCTCGGCCACGGGCTGGGTGGACCTGACGAAGTGGCAGAAGTGCGGCGGCGCCGTCGACCTGGACTGGCTCGCGGGGCAGCCGTGCTGGGGCGCATTCGATCTGGCGAGCACGCTGGATATGACGTCTTGGCGCCTGGTCTGGAAGGTGGACGACGTCTATTACACCTGGGGCCGTCGATTCGTTCCGGAGGACGCGGTGCGGGCGCGTACGGAGCGCGGTGTGGTGCCGTATGCGGGCTGGGTCGCGGCCGGGTTGATTGAGGCGACCGAAGGAGAGGTGACCGACTACAGCGTGGTTGAGGCGAGGATTCGTGAGGATATCGCCCGCTTCGGTCCCCTGGCGATCGGCTATGACCGCTGGAACGCAGCTGAAATTGCGCAGCGCCTCTTGGCCGACGGGCACCCGCTGGTCGAGTTCAACCAGACCACGAAGAACTACCACCCCGCGATGCAGGAGCTGGAGCGGGCCTACATAGGCAAGAAGATCCAGCACGGCAACGACCCAGTCCTGAACTGGTGCGCGTCCAACCTCATCGCATTGAAAGATGGAAACCTGAACATGAAGCCCGACAAGAAGAGGTCGCCGGACAAGATCGATGACATGGCTTCCCTGTTGATGGCGGTGGGGCTGGCTCACGCAGTCGAATCGGTCGAGCCCGGAGTCGATGAGTATCTGGAGAACGGCTTCTTCGGGACGGTGGGCTGACCATGGCCGTGCGCTGGTATAACCCGCTCACTTGGCGCTTCTTCGGCTACACCGATCCACAGACCGGCGACTACCGGGAAGTCGATATGGAAGTCGGCGGCAGGAAAACGAAGGCCGGGGTTCGCATTACGGCAAAGACCGCGATCACGATCCCGATCGTCTGGACCTGCGTCAAGATCCTCTCCGAGTCGGCAGCAGGGCTGCCGCTCAAGCTCTACCAAGACGTTGGCGGAAAGCGCACGCTCGTGCGCGGTGACAGCCCCGCGAACAAGCGCGCCCTTCGCCTTCTCGGAAAGCCGAACCCCTTCATCACACGGCTGAATCTGCTGAAGGCAGTGGTCGTCAACATGGCGCTTCGCGGGAACGCGTTCGTGATCATCGAGCGAAACCGGCAGGGCGAAATGATCGGGTTGATTCCGGTCGCTGCCGACGACGTATGCATCGACACTGACGACGATCTGCTCTACATCGTCGAGCTGAAAGGTCAGCGGATACCCGTGTCTCCGGAGAACATGCTGCACTTCAAGCTGTTCAGTACAGACGGGGTTACCGGTCTGTCTCCATTGGAGTACCAGGCCGAGGCGATGGGCTTGGCCAAGGCCGGCCAGGACTGGTCGGCTCGATTCATGCGCAAGGGCGGTTTCACCGGCGGCTATGTGGTCTACGACCAGTTCCTGAGCAAGGAACAGCAGGGTCAGATCATGGAAAAGTTTCCCGATGTCCGAAAGGGCGACGTAGACGATATCGGCAAGATCGCGGTTCTGCAGGGCGGACCCAAGCTGATCCCGGCAGGGCTGAGCCAGAAGGACAGCCAGTTCATTGAGTCGCAGCAGTTCCAGGAAGAGGCGCTAGCTGGCGTATGGGGTGTGCCGCTGTACTTGGCCAACCGCGCCGGCCGTACGTCGATCATGGGCTCCAACCTCGAACAGCAGAACAGTGGCTTCGTGACCTATGGGCTCAAGCCCTACCTCGATGCGATCGAGGATGAGTGGAACGACAAAATTCACCGCGGCACCGAGGTATTCGTCGAGTTCGTAGTGGAGGGCCTGCTGCGTGGCGATAGTGCTGCTCGCTCGACCTATTACAAGGCTGCGCTTGGCGGGTCCGGCGGGTCGGGCTGGATGTCGATCAACGATGTCCGATTGAAAGAGAACCTTCCGCGCCTTGAGGGCGCGCAGTACGACGCCATCACTCAATGGGAGTCCCAAAGCAATGACCGTCAGCAGAATTGAATGCCCCTTCGAAGTGAAGGAAGCCGACGAGGCCGGGAACTTCGAGGGTTACGCGTCCGTTTACAACAACGTCGATCTCGGCGACGACGTTATTCTTCCAGGTGCGTTCGTTCGCGTGAAGACAACGCGCGGCGGGCGACTGAAGTTGGCGCTGTACCACGACCTGACCAAGCTCATCGGCACGGCCGAGTATCGCGATGATGATCACGGTCTATGGGTTAAGGGAAAGATCAACCTCAATGTCAGCTACGCGCGTGATGCGTATGAGCTGATGAAGGGGGATGCGCCACTTGACTCAATGTCCATCGGATTCAACACGATTGAGGACGCCCAAGAGACACGCGAAGGGCGCCGCGTGAGGGTGATCAAGAAGGCAGAGCTTTGGGAGGCGTCAATCGTCCCCTTTGGAATGAATCCTGAGGCCGAGATTCTGAGCGTCAAGTCTTCGGTCCGGCAGTTTGAGAAGGGCCTGCGTGAACGCATGGGCCTCTCGCAGAAGGAGGCGGCCGCCGTCGCCTCGCTCGGCTTCCCTGCAATCCACCGAGACGGTGCGGATGCGGCCACGGCGACCGTGGACGAGCTGAAGAAACTCGGTAGTTCCATCCAATCCATTTTCGGAGCAAAACCATGAGCGAAGACATCACCAAGGTCCGCGAGTCGCTGGAAACCCAGCTCAAGGACGGTTTCAACGGCCTGCAGAAGAAGTACGACGCAGTCATCGACGACATCCAGAAAGGCAATGCCATTCCCAAGGATGTGAAGGACGCAATCGAGAACACCAAGGGCGAGCTGCAGCGCGTAATTGACAAGGTTCAGGAGCTGGAAGAGAAGGGCGTCAAGGTCCGCGGCCAGCCCGGTGAGGGCAAGTCCTTCATCGACCTGGTGAAGGGCCACGACGAGTACAAGGGCCTGCAGCAAAAGACCGTGCAGCGCGCCGAGATCGAGATCACCAAGGGCGACCTGGCCTCGATGAAGGAAACGAAGGTCACCAGCGCAGGCATCGTGGCACCGAACTACGACCCGACCATCCAGCCGGGCATCCGACAGGAACTGCGCATCCGTGATCTTCTGACTTCCATCCCCGTGTCGGGTCAGCAGTACACCTTCTTCCGTGAGCTGCTGCATACCCGAGGGGCGGCGCCGGTGGCGGAAGGTGGCACCAAGCCGACCAGTAATGTGACGTTCGAGTCGGTGACTGATCGCGTGAAGAAGATCGCCGTCTGGATGCCGGTGACCGACGAGGCGCTGGACGACGTGCCGCAGCTGCTGGGCTACATCCGGGAACTGCTCCGCTACGACCTGAAGCTGGAAGAGGAGGCCCAGATTCTGAAGGGTGATGGCACCGGCGAGAACCTCAATGGCCTCATGACCCAGGCGACCGCGTACAGCGCCGCGTTGACGAAGCCCGGCGACACTCCGATCGACATCGTCCGCCGCGCGATCTACCAGGTGCGCAAGCAGTCCAAGCTCTCTGCGGATGGCGTGGTCATGACTGAGCTCGACTGGATGAACATCGAGCTGCAGAAGGACTCGCAGAACCGTTACCTGTTCGCCAACCTGCAGGGTCTGGTTACCCCGGTCCTGTGGGGTCGCCCGGTCATTACCTCCGACAGCATGGA